TTTGATGTTATTCTCATTATTGACCCTTGGGGAAAGGATTGGTATTTAAAAGAAAAATTTTCAGAAAAACCACCATGGCTTTATCGAAGAATAGCTAGTCAGATTGAATCCGTTGTTCAAAAATCTCCAAACATATTAGTTAGTTGTGATTTACATTTAGTAGATGACTTACTTAAAGGCATAGTCCCACCTATTAAAGCTGTAACAACTCTCGAGGGATTAGAAGAACATATTAAACTTATTCCTAAAAAAATTGAGGGCAATACAAACATCTTAGTTATTGGGGCAGCGTGGCAAATGTGCTTACATTATGCAGACTTAGGGATAGTAAATTTAATGGATGCTGGGTATACGGTATGGACACAAGAAACAATGGTTGATACTTCAATTGATTCAATTGAATATGTGTCTGAAAAACTGATAATGGAAAACCGAGGAGTCATTTGGAAAAAGTGGAATAATGGTTTTTATGAAGCAATAGGAATAGACGAGGAGGATTTCCAGATAAAGAAAGTAAGAAACTTATAAATATTCTTATACAAGAATATACCTATGAGTGAAGATTTTTTTAAAATTGATTACCCTGGTTATAGTCCATTAGAAATCAAATTACATAATGCAGATGATTTCCTAAAGATAAGAGAAACTTTATCTAGGATTGGAGTTGCTTCTAAGAAGGATAAAGTTCTGTATCAGTCTTGTCATATACTACACAAACAGGGCAGATACTTCATTGTCCACTTCAAAGAACTTTTTGCATTAGACGGCAAACCAGCCGACTTTGAAGATTTGGATATCCAGAGACGTAATATGATTGCTGAATTATTACAGCAATGGAAACTTCTATCTATTCTAGAACCTGAAAAATTTGAGGATAGATGTCCACTAACTCAGGTCAAAATCCTACCATATAAAGAGAAAGGGGAATGGGAATTAGTAACAAAATACAACATTGGAAAGAAAGACTAAGGCAAACTGAAGCTCTTCAAATTAATATCCTACATTACGTCTGTCTGGCGTGCATTATTCCACTAGCATTTTTAGGCACATGGCAAAATTGGCTAGCAGTTCTTTTTGTTTACGTTTTATTACAACTAGGTTCCACAGTTGGATATCATAGACTTATAACACACCGAGGTTTTGAAACCCACAAAACAATAGAATATATACTTTTATTCTTAGGTGGATTTGCACTAAACTCCTCAGCAATTGCTTGGAAAAGCGCTCATCTCAATCATCACAGATACGCCGACAAACCAGAGGACACCCATTCACCTGAATATGCTGGCATATGGAATTGTTTATTTAATACTGCTGTTCTCATGGCAGGAAATAGTAAACGTCAGTTTATGAAAAGAGTATTGATGTATTGTAAACCCGAATTACAAAGTCCAGTTTACAAGTTTCAAGCAGATAATTATTTGTTAATTATCTATGGCTTTATTACACTATTAGCATTAATAAATCCTATATGGGCTTTAATATATTTGGTAGCAGCCGGACTTTCAAAATTTGCGATGGCACTTATTGCCTCATATTCACATAGAGGCGGTAACACCCACGAAGACGGCTGGCTAAACGTAGTAGCATTTGGTGAGGGACTGCATACAAGACATCACAAAAATCCTAGAGAAGTTATTTGGAGTAACTTTGATTTAGGAACTTGGTTAATTAAATTAATTCGTATTTGATGACCAAAAAGCTTGAAATTTAGAAAAGAAACATTATAAATAAAGTATACTGACGCCGTAAGGGTTGGTATAATATTAACTTGCTTATTTAAAAGGAGAAAAATATGAATAGCATTAAAACCTATATTGCGTCTGATATGCAAAAACTATTAGACGAAATTTCACCGTTCAGTGTCGGGTTCGACCGAGCATTTCACAATTTAAGACAAATTGCTCCAAGCACTGGATATCCACCATATAACATCATTAAAGAATCAGATGAAAAATTTGTGATTGAGTTGGCTGTGGCTGGCTTTGATAAATCTGATTTGACTATTGAGCATAAACCTGAGGATAATCAACTTGTTGTTTGGTCAAAAACTAGCGACGAAAGTAAAGAGTTTTTCCATAAGGGAATTGCCAATAGAAACTTTACACGAAGTTTTGCATTAGCAGATGATGTCGTAGTTGGTGAGGCTTCTCTAAAGAATGGGATGCTAATAATTCCATTGGAAAGAATTATTCCAGAGGAGAAAAAGCCTAGAACGGTAAAAATAAAATAGAACTAAATGATAACGAATAAAAAGATAGCAGTCATTGGACATACAAGGGGTTTCGGCAAACTTGTATTTGAAAGTTTACAGAACCTTAGTAACGATGTTATTGGGTTTTCTAAAAGTTCAGGATATGATATTTCAGATGCAGAGGACAGACAAACCATTGTAAAAGAGTCTAGTGAGTGTGATGTTATAATTAACAACGCTTACAACTTTGATGGATGGGACGATGCTCAAATGCATATGCTAATGGACTTGTATGGTAGACATTATTCAGACTGGGACACTTTTAAAATGTTTCGCACGGGTAACGATAAAGTATTGCTAATTAATATAGGCAGCACAATCGACCAATATTCCGATGAATTGTTCGCAACTAAAAATATATATTTAGACGACGAACAAAAACATTACCGAAGAACTAAAGAAAATCTTAATAACTTTTGCTTAGACAAACAAATATGTAATATGAAGTTAGGTCCTATTAAATCAGGCTTAACACTTGACCAAGCAGGAGTAAAAGATAATGCTTTTGACCCAGAAGTAATTTTTCATGCCATGTTATTTGTAATGGATAATTATTTTAACAATGATGGATTATTCGTTTATAATTTAGAACTTAGTTAATAAAACGGTTAAAGTCAGACAACACTTTAGCAGTAATTGTTAATAAATATAGGTGAGGTCATAAAGGCCTCACCACCTTAAGGAATATATTATGAGTAAAAAAGTAGAAACCAAACAACCATCTCAATTACAGATTGTTAAACTTTCCTCAGGAGAAGAACTTCTCGGCAAAGTTAGTGATTTAGAAATTGAAGGTAGACAACTTATTCAAGTTGAAAAACCAGCAGTTGTTATTATTCAACCCCACCCAACCGAAGAAGGAAAATTCAACGTTGCATTGGCACCATATGCCCCTTATGCTGAAAAGTCATTAGTTAGCATTATGCCAAATCATGTAGTTGCAATTATGTCACCTGTAGGAAATTTAATTGATGAATACAATAGAGTATATGGTTCATCAGTTATAATGCCACAAGAAAAGAAAATACAACCAATTAAATAGTTTGGTAGTCTATCTACTTGACTTCTACGACTTTTGTCTATATAATTAGGCTATGAGTGATTTTTATTCTTATGCTTGGCAATACGGCAATAAAGTTCTTGTTCGCGGAATACGTGAAGGAGAAAAGTTTATTGAAAAGCATGCCTTTACACCTACCCTTTATGTTCGTTCTAATGAACCTTCAAAATTTAAAGGTTTGTATGGTGAGGAAATAAAGCCTGTAAGATTTAAAAATTGCACAGATGCAAAAGAGTTTTTAGAAAAATATAAGGGCATAGATAACTATCCCATATACGGACAAACAGATATGACTTATCAATATCTGTCCACAATCTATCCCGGAGAAATTGACTTTGACCTAACAAAGTTAGGCATTTGGTCCATTGATATTGAGACTAGAGCCGACTCCGGATTCCCGAGTGTGGAGAATCCAACCGATGAAGTGTTGCTTATTACTGTAATAAATAATCACACTAAAGAAATCTTTACATGGGGCTCCGGAGAATGGAAGCCCGGTAAAGAAACTGTAAACTTAAATGTAAATTATACCGTATGTGATGATGAACATGATTTACTAGAAAAGTTTATGCAATGGTGGGTTGATGAATACCCAGACATTATCACAGGTTGGAACTCCACACTATTTGATATTCCCTATCTTGTTTCTCGTATTGATAAAGTATTTGGCAATGATGCTAAGAATACCCTAAGTCCGTTTGGCATGACTAGAAAAAGAAATGTTAGAATGAATAATAAGGAGCTCTTAGCATATGATATTAAGGGGGTTTCACAATTAGACTATTTAGACTTATATAGAAAGTTTACTTACACAGCACAAGAATCCTACAAATTAGATTATATTGCAGAAGTAGAACTAGGTAAAAACAAATTAGAAAGTGGCTTTGATACATTTAAAGAGTTTTATGAAAATGACTGGAATAGATTTATTGACTACAACATTATAGATACAAAACTTGTAGATGAATTGGAAGATAAGATGAAACTTATTGAACTGATTGCTACAATGACCTATGATGCTAAGGCAAACTTTAATGATATATTCTCAGCTGTAAGAACATGGGATTGTTTATTATATAATCATTTGTTAGATAAAAACATAATGATACCTCAACGTAAAACAACACAAGGTAGACGTATTGAAGGTGCCTATGTTCAAGAACCAATGCCAGGACAATATGATTGGGTAATGTCCTTCGATGCCACAAGTCTATATCCTAGTATTATTATGCAATATAATATGAGTCCAGATACTTTAGTTCCAGGTATGTTAGATAGCACAGTAGAAGGATTATTAGATAAAACAGTAAAAGTTGGCAAGTATGCTATGGCAGCTAATGGTCAACAATTTACAAAAGAAAAACAAGGATTGTTTCCTGAGATAGTAGAAAAGTTTTTTGATGATAGACAACGATATAAGAAATTGATGCAACAGGCACAAAAGGCACACGAACAAGACAAAGATGATAAACATCTGAATAACATTGCTAAGTTTAACAATTTTCAGATGGCTAGAAAAATTCAACTTAATAGTTTATTCGGTGCCTTGGCAAACGAATACTTTCGCTTCTATGACGATAGAATAGCAGAAGGTATTACAATGACAGGTCAGTTCATCATCAGGGAAACTGCCAAGGCACTTGATGAGTATCTAAATAAAATATGCGATACACAAGATGAAATGTATAGTTTTTATTCAGACACAGACTCCTGCTATATTACAATGGACAAACTTGTTCAAAAGTTTTTTAGTAAATTGCCTAAAGATAAAATTATAGATAACTTAGACAAAATAGGTGAGGAGAAAATTGAGAAGGCAATTAATAAAGCAATGCACAAACTTGCGGAATATACAAATGCCTTTGAGGAAAAAATATTCTTTAAACGTGAGGCAAT